CTAGCCGAATCCACTGCTAGTTGGTCTGTATCCACAGATCCATCGCCACTACGAGCATTCGCCGAAGTCGTATTATATGCTGGAAAAGCAACTAAACTAACTTCATATAATTTGCCAATTCCCAAAATTCTTCGTGTAGGGATAGGTTGATCCATATCTCTCCATTCATCTTTGGAAACAGTAAATCCAAAACTACATTGATCCACATCTCCTCTTTCAACTTTTGAATAAGCTGATTGAGCATCAGGATCTTTATCGACTGCTAATTCGCTTCTGAAATGCAATCCTTTTCCATCTATCGTTATCTGCATTGTATTTCTTGTAGGTCTTTTAATATTTTGTCTTGCTATAACTTTTGAATCATCATGGTTATAAAGCATCTTTACATCATCCATATCGGCATTAATAAAAGCGTTAGGATCTATTTCTTCGTAAAACATCCCACCTATTAAAGTTCTTTGATTGAAAACAACTGCAGTTCCTTCAATAATATTTTCAGCACTTGAAACATTCTCTAATTCTGCTGATCTGCGAACTATCTTGTTCTCATTTTTTATCATTTTGTTTAGTTCCATTTTCTTCTTCTCCTTGTTTTTTTATTATCGAATTATCTAATGCCTGTTGATAATTTTTATTTTCATATAAATCATCTCCACCCTCAATTTCAGGCAAATATAATAATTTTAAAACTAAGTTTGGAGCATATTTTGGCAATAACTGAATTCTCTCTGCAATTTTTAATCTAGTATCGTAAGAAGCATTTTGAATTCTATTTGTTTCGGCTCTGATTTCATTGCCAAATCCAATTTCTCTTGAATTGAAAATTTTATATGTAAGTTCATCTGATAATTTCACAAAAAATGGCTCTAAAGTGCTTTCATAGTATGCTTGCCATTCGTTGTCGTTTGATTCTGCCCTTAAAATCTTTTCATTAACACCTAAAAATTTATAAATATTATCTTGAAATGTTTTAATTTCTTCAAAATGAACATAATCGCCTTTATTATCAATTTGTGTTAATTTTTCTGCACCATCAATAACTGCAACTCCTGTATTGTTTACTTCTGCATTTAACATCGCTTCGCTAAATGATTTTGCTTTATCTTTCTTTTTCTCATCAGTCATTAAAGTTGCTGTTTGAAGAATAAATCTTATGTATGCACTTGTTTTAATTGCATTTTCAATTCCTTGATAATTCGTATCGATAACACTTATCGCTTTTTTTATGCAACTATTGCCACTTCCAAACATCTCATTTTTGTTAATATTTTTGCTTACAATTGCTAATTGACTTTCATCACAGTAAATTTGTTTTCCATCTAAAAAGAAACTAAACCATATATTTTTATTTTCATCTGTTAAAACATTTATTCCGCAAGGATCAATAATCCATAAAGAGTTTAATTTTTTACTTGTTGTTGATATAGATTCCCAATCTAAATAAATAAAAACATTTGTATCGCAATCGTAATTAATTCTTGCTTTTTCCCAGAAAGTAGAGGCTGACATTAATCTGTTTGGTCTACGATTTAATAAAAAAGTTAAATCATTTTCTAAAACATCATCTTTTCTATATGCTCTAACATTAACTTTGCTAGTATGTCTTGCATTACATAAAACAGCTGACATAAAAACATCGTTTTCTCTTATGTCATTAATATTTGTAAAATTAGGTATTTGCAAAGTTAGCAAATTAGCTTTCTTGTTTGTGTTTATATTTTTCTTGCTAAACCAGCTAGCGAATATTCCCATTACATCTCCAAAAAATAAAAGTAAGACTGATAAAAAATTGTCATTACAACAAAATTCAATCAGTCATTTCAAAATAATAATAATAATAACGAAAAAGAGATTTTTTCTTTTCTCTTCTATAAACATTGAGTATTTTTAAAATTATGCATCATTTTTGTTTAAATTTAAAAAATATTCCAAATTCTCGCATAAAGCTACCATGCAATCCAATATTGTAGATACCCCATCAATTTTCATTTCATAATTAGATTTATCAAGCATCCAGTTTCCATTTCTATCTTTTACTAATACAGCATTACTTAAACACCATTTCGTTATAGGATTGTTTTGATAAATTAATCTTTTATCTTTCAAATATCCTTCCAATGTTTGCATAGGAATACTTAAAGTCTTAAATCCTTGAATAACAGGTTTTAAACATTTTTCTTTTGCAAAACCTAAATTAGAAATTTCATCAATTAAATAAGTAGCAGAATAACTATCATAACAAATAAATTGATACATAACACCTTTATTAAATTGTTCTAAAACATAATTGGCTACATCATGATAATCAATTTTATTAGTTCCACTAACTCTTAAATAGCCTAATTCAACCCATTTATAGAAATTAACTTTTGCTTTCTCATGCTTCTTTAAAAAATCAGATGTACACCAATACATTGTTTCGCAAATTAAATTATTATCATTAAAGTACATTGTATTAAATGCTGTCAAATCTCCTGTTTGTGAAAGGTCAAATCCACCAATAGCGGTTTTATCATTAATTGTGCTTAAATCAATAATTGTTTCATTATTCAATATTTCCCAACTTAACCAATTTTGGCTATTTGTCATTCTTACATTAAATCTCTTACATAAAATATCGCTTTTTTTACTACTATCATTTTCTATCTTATTAAGTTCTTCTACAACCGCCTCTGTAGATAAAGAGACTTCTAAATTTGGATTTGCCTTAATTGCGTTTTTAATATCCTTATATTCACTTTCTTCATCTAACTCATAACAGAAAACTGCAAGCCCAATATCTTCATAAACATCTAATAAAAATTTTTCATCATACTCGTATTTATTATCAAAAGTTGATGCTCTAGTTGTTCCCATCGTAGTTGTAATAATTTCTAAAGGCTGTTCTCTCGAAACAGTTGAATCCCATAAAACATCAATAATATTATCATCTGTAATTGCATGAAGTTCATCTATTAAATAAGCACTTGCATTTAATCCGTCTAAGCTCTTACTATCCTTGCTTAATGCTTTAAATAAACATTCCCTATGTTCTCCTGCAAATATTCCGTAAACAGTTAATTTAAATCTGCTATAAAGTATAGGACTATTTAATATTATTTGTTTTGCCATATCCCATGAAAGTTTTGCTTGATCTTGTTTAGTTGAAGCTGTATAAACTTCACTTGCTTTTTCTCCATCAGCAATCATTAAATATAAAAGAATACAAGAAGCTAAAAGTGTTTTACCATTTTTTCTAGCTATATATAAATGCCATTGTTTGTATTTTCTAAATCCTGTTTGCTTATCAACAATTCCAAAAACAACACTTATCATTGCTTTTTGCCATAGTTCGAGTTTAAGTGGCTTACCTCTCATTTTTCCTTTAACATGACAACAGAAAGTTTCTATAAAATCGATTACTTTATTTGCCTTATTATCTTTAAAACACCAACGACTATTTTCATCTTTTAAAATAGCGATTACTTTGTCATACATTAAATGTATTTTTTTGCAGGCTAATATTTCGCCATTATTTATTTTGTCGTAGTATTCTTCTATAAAATTTGTATACTTTCTTTCCATGATTCTCCTAAATAAAAAGTTGACTGATAAAAAATAATTCATCTCAATCAACTCACTTCAATTCAATCAAATCAGTTGGATGTTTTAATTAATATTAGTTAAAACCCAAAGCCTATATTCTAATTTATCTATTTTCTTTAAAATTTTATGCAATTTACTTTTACCTTTAAAAGCATTAGGATTTAAATAATTTAACCCTAATGCAATGGTTGGTAAATTAATATTTTTTACTAACCTTTTGAATATTTGGCTCTCTACTGTTTCATTTTTATTTTTTAAACAGCAATCAAAAGCTTCTTCTCTTGAGCTATATGCCCTTTCGCAAAAATGACAATGATAGTGTTCAAAACGATTATTATTTTCTAAATCCTCTAATTTTTTCATAATGCCTCCTTTAATATGTTTTGAGTTCCCACTCTATTAAATTGTTAGTTTCTTTACTAAAAATAACAAAATAATATCTTCCAAACCACCTTTTATCATTTACTACTTTTATTTTATTTATGTAAAATCCTTTCTCTAATAATTTTTGCAACCTGCTTGGCAATAGAAAAGAATTAAAACATTGATTATTAACTAGAAAAGCAATTCCTTTATCTGCAATTTCACTCGCCTTTAATAAGAAATCTTTTGCGTGGCTGAACGGTGGGTTTCCAACTACCCAATCTACTTTTGTTTTCCAATCATAAAAATCACAACCGTTTTCAAGTTCACATTCATATTTTTTATTACAATCAAAAGCATTAAACCATACCTTATTTAGACCACTTCCAGCGTCTAAGATTTCATCATCAATTTTATATGGTATAAGTTTAATTAAATCTTTAACCATTTCAGACTTTGTATAATGTTTCTCGATATTTTCTGGCTTAATATATAATTTCATACTCTTACTCCTCCACTTCTTCTATTTTGACTTTGACTATTTTAAATAAATATTTTGTTTTTTCTAATAATCTTCCAACTTTAATTAATGCCTTATTAAGATAAACAGGCTTATATAAACTCGCAGAATTTAATTCTAATTTCCAACTCGGGTCGCTCCTCCAAGTTTTCTGTCCTTTACCTGTGTAGTATTTTCCATCATCTCTTTTAATCGCATAAACTATCATAAATATTCTCCTCTATATAAAATTTTATCAATAACCAAAATTCCTTTTAAATCCTTTCCACAGTTCATAGACATAAAATCTTTAAATTGTTCTAATATAGCAGTCTTAAAAAATTCTTTTAATTGTTCTCTATTGAGTGGAATTTGACTATATCCATAGTAGTCAGAGCATTTGAGATACAAATCTGCTAAATCTTCAGCCTCTATTAAATAGTTATCGCTATCAATTTCGTGTCCATTTGTAATTACTAAAAACTTCTTCATACTTCCTCCAATTTTTCCAGTGCCTCTTCGGCTTCTTGTTCGGCAGCAAATATAAATTCATTATCTACTATTGGCACTTTTTTATCTTTATATTCTATAATTAAAGTGGATTGATTAGATACATAACTAAATATATTTCCTTTTAAAATTTCATATCCTAAAAATGTAGTATTACAAAATTTTTTTGCAATGTACCAAATTTCCTGCCATAATTTAAACTTCGGCACAATCGCATTTTCCAGCAGTTTGTCTTTCTCGGCGAGTTGCTTTTCAAGTTCTGCTATGCGTTGGTCTTTTTGCTTGCAGTTCTCACAATCTCTTAAAACAACTATCTCATCATCTTTATCTGTCAACAAAATTCTACCATCCTGACAAAATACTATCTTACTGCTTTTATAAGAAACAAAGTCATTATTAACATTAAAATTTTTTTCTTTACTCATCTTTCTTCTCCTCTCGTTTTACAAGTATTTCGAAATCTGATAGTGCATTGTCTGATATAAATTTATTTCCAATGCAAAACAATCTTAAACCCCGCCTCAATCAACTGCTCTTCTGTACC